TGCCATATCTATTAATAATATACTAAAAATTTAGCATATGTTTACTGTAAAACTAGTTAAACGTGACGGTAAGTTAGTTTATCCAGATGATAAATCCAAATTAAATTATCAGATTTTTCTGGACAAACTAGCTGATGGACAGCAAGTTGAAGTGTTTATGGGGCTTACATCAGATGATGGTTCTATAGCACAATTGGCTAAAGTTCATGCATGTATAAGAGAATTAGCCAAAGAATCTGGCTATACATTTGAGGAAATGAAAAAGATTATAAAGCAACATGCTGGTCTATGTTATGACGCAGGTGATGCTGAATACTGTAAGTCTTTTGCAGACTGTAGTAAAATGGAATTAGTACTAGCTATTGAAGCTTGTGTACAAATAGGTAAAGAACTTAATCTTAATCTTGGGTAGGTTCTATATAACCTTCATCTCCAGGTTCAAGAACTGTTTCTTCAGTAAATAAACCTTCTGTAGCAGCAACTCTTTCAATTTCTGCTATAATATGAATAAGAGTTTTAAAAGTTAACTCATATTCTGTAAGAGGAGTGTATATTTCCTGAGTTATTGTTTTTCTAAGAATTTCTTCTTTTTTGGCTTCATCTTTTTCTAGTTTAAACACATAGAACATAGATGCTTTAAGAAGATCATAAAAGTTCTTGCTGATCTCAATTTTGACAACAGCATCATCTTTTAATTTTTTTACCTTGATAGACATTATATTATACTTTTTAACAAATATACATGATTATGAGTAATATATTAGACATTGATGATTATAAACAAAAAATATTTAATAAACTTGAACCCAGTGGTTGGGGTAGAGTTCTTAAACCTTTTATATTTAGTTTAGAATTTGAGAAGATTCTGACTGACCTATACAATATGTCTAATAGTGGGCAGAGATTTACTCCTGTTCTTAAAGATGTGTTTAGAGCATTTGAAGAGTGCCCTTATGACGAACTAAAGGTTGTAATGGTTGGACAGGACCCATATCCTACATTAGGTGTAGCAGATGGTATTGCATTTAGTTGTAGTAGATCTCAGAAAGAGCAACCATCCTTAAGATTTATTTTAGATGAAGTTGAGAAATTATACCCCAATGGGTATGAAAGACCATTAGATCTATCAAAATGGTCCCGTCAGGGTATACTTATGCTTAATACAGCTCTTACAACTGAAGTTGGTAAGATTGGCAAGCACTATGAAATCTGGGCTCCATTTGTAGCATACATATTTGATTATCTTAAGAACTTTTGTCCCGGACTAGTTTATATCTATATGGGTAAAAAATCTCAGGAGTGGTCAGATATCTGTGGAGAAAATTGTATTAAATTTATGGTTTCACATCCTGCAAGTGCTGCTTATAATGGTAGTAAGTGGGATTCTAAAGATGTCTTTAGTAATGTACAAGAGACAGTTAAACATTTATATAACTATACAATCCACTGGTGATGCAAGAACTATTTAGTAAAATACTACAACATGGCTTAACTCCTAATGCAGTATATGTATTATACTGTATTAAAGAGAAAGTAAAATGTTCTGATTCAGTTAATTTTAGTCTTGAAGTTGTTAAACTAAAATCAGGCAATTACCTTACAGAAAATTTGGAATTGTCAGGTAATACCCTTAAATTTATACAAGAAATTGAGGGCTACTTCAAGAAATCTAAAAAGAAAACATCTAAAACCCTTATGGGTGATGAGTTTCTAGAAAACATTAAGACTTATAATGAATGCTTCCCAGCTACTAAGCTTCCAAGTGGTGTTTATGCAAGAGTTAATGTAAAGAGTCTAGAGAATGCATTCAGATGGTTCTTTGAAACATTTGATTATTCTTGGGAGGTAGTTATTCAAGCTACTGAGAAGTATGTAGAAGAGTATTCTATTAATAGATACAACTACATGCGCAACTCACAGTACTTTATTAGAAAACAGAATACAGACAAAACCTGGGATTCTACTCTAGCAACTTATTGTGACATGATTTCACAGGATGACTATGAGCCACCTGTATTTTTTAAAGAAAAGATAGTATGATTAGATTTAAATTATTCCTTATTGCATCATTAGGATCATTGGTATCCTGGTTATTTATCAAAACACTTCTTGTTGAGATGAATGTACTGCAGTTTCTAGCAATAGAATTTATAATAGGTTTCTCTCATTATGTATATAATGATATGAAGCTTAGACTTACAGAATAAATCCTTTATTATGGCAGAATTATTTAACGGTGCCCGGGCTCTGAAGCCTGTGAGTGAGAGAGATGCTCTTAGAAAAGCTATTCTTAAAATGAAAGCTAGAAGATCTGGTGAGCTAAAGTCACTCAAAAGTTCATGGCCCAAGTTTAATGATGCCTTCTGTGATGGATTGGAATGGAGAACTATCACCGTAGTTGGTGCTAGACCGGGAACAGGTAAGACTTTATTTATGGAACAGTTAATCTCTGATATTATTGAGGAGAATAAAGACCATAAGTTTAGAGTACTTAAGTTCCAGTTTGAAATGCTTGATGAGACCAATGGTATCAGAAAGCTAAGTCTGAATACAGGTTCTGATTACAATACATTAATGAGCAAGGGTGAACCCGTGGACAAAGATCTATACCAAAGATGTGTACAGTACTATGAGGATACTCAAAATACTGATGTCATAGATGTAGTATATGATCCGTGTACTGTTGATGAGATGTGTGCTACCATACATTATTATATGGAAAGGCACAAGGATGAAGACGGTAACTACACAAATGCTCTGGTTACTATTGACCACTCAGCTTTATTTAAGGTAGGAAAGGGTCAGAAGGATAAGTTTGAAGTATTATATGCTCTTGGTGAAGCCATGACATATATGAAGAAGCATTATCCTGTTGCATTTCTTATTCTAAGTCAGTTGAATAGAAACATAGATAACCCAGAGAGATCCAAAGATGGTGACTATGGTAATTATGTATTAGATTCTGATTTATTTGGAGCAGATGCTCTATTACAACATGCTGATGTAGTACTTGGTATTAATAAGCCCTCTATCAGAAAGATTAGGTTCTATGGTCCTGAAAGATTTATAGTGAATGATGAAGATCTTCTTGCATTTCACTTCTTAAAGTCTAGGAATGGAACAACTAGGTTAAGCTTCTTTAAGCTAGATAGAGAAAACATGAGAATAGTTGAGATAGAAACACCTCCGCAAGCAACAAAACTTAAATTGTAATTATGAGTAGAAAAGAAAGAGAAAGAGAATTCTTTGCTTATCATCATGATAAGTTTAGAAGAGCTCAAGTAGCTGATCCATTCTTTGTCTTAAAGACTGCCTTCTTTCAGAAAGGTAAGTATGGTAGACAAGTACAGCTATTTGAAAGTGAACTCAAAAGAGGTGAAGACATCTACATTGAGTTTATTGACATTATCAGAGATGAATCTGGTAAAGAACAGGGCATTGAACCAGCTTATGCTGACAGAGCTTTGTTTAAGTGTAAAGCTAATCCATATTATGCAGAAGAGTATGATGTGAAAGAGGGTACTAACTCTAATGGTGATAATTATCTTGCCTATACAGTACCTCTATCAGAACTTATGGTTCTTATGCCAGATGGTTCTGAGATTACACATAATCTATATGAGAAGAGAAAAGCTGAAGCTCCTAAAGAACAAGTTACACTATCTGTGTTTCCTGATTTTGAAGAGCAGTTTATTCCTAAGCTTAAAGAGAAAACAGAGGAACTATCTCTAGATCTTCCTAGTGAAGATGAGAGTATGGCTGAAATTACTATCAGAGACTTTGCTGCTATTATGTGGAAGCAACCTGTTAGTAGCAAAACATGGTTGAATGATTTAATTAAACAACAATGAGTATAGTTCTTCCAACTAAGAAAGTTAAGGCAGAAAGAGTTAATCCCAAGAGATTAATTATTTATTCTAAGCCAAAGACTGGTAAAACTACTGCATTTGCAGGACTAGAAGATAATTTAATTCTTGACTTAGAAAATGGTGCTGACTATGTAGAAGCACTTAAAGTAAAGATTGGTAGTCTTCAAGAACTACTTGATGCTGGTAAGGCTATTAAAGCTGCAGGTAACCCATATCAATATGTTACAATAGATACTGTAACTGCATTAGAAGATATGGTAGGTCCACTTGCTATTAAGCTTTACAAACAAACTAGCATGGGTAAAAACTATGATGGAGATAATGTCTTAACCCTACCAAATGGTGCCGGGTATTTATATTTAAGACAAGCTTTCTTTCAAGTTTTAGATTTTATTGATACATTAGCCCCCCATATTATTCTATCTGGTCACATTAAGGACAAGCAGGTAGATGATAAGGGAGAGATGGTTCTTTCAGCCAATATAGATTTGACTGGTAAGATTAAGTCTCTGATTTGTGCTAACGCAGATGCAATTGGGTATATGTATAGAAAAGGTAATAAGACTATTTTATCATTTAAAACAAATGAAGAAGTAACTTGCGGTGCAAGACCTGAACATTTGTGTAATGAAGAAATAGTATTAACAGAGATGAATGAATCTGGTGAGTTAGAATTTCACTGGGACAAAGTTTTTATTTAACAATTTAATTTTAAGAAAAATGGCATTAAGCACAACTGATTTGGGCAAAGAAGGCTCAGGACTAGCAAAGACAATTACACCAGGTAATCATGTATTGAAGATTAATAACATTGAGCTTGAGGATTTCAAGTTCATTCCCGGTGCATTTCATCTTATGTTACATGTGGAAACTGCACCTATTGAGGGTTTTGAAGGTTTTCTAGTTGACAAAGAAGATGAAAGCAAGGGAAGGTATCAAGGTCAGATTGGTAGAATTAAAGCAAGTCAATATGCATTTGCAGATGGTGAAACTAAATCTGGCATTAAGATTCAGAGAGATAGATCTATCTTAATTTTCTTGAGAACTTTGGCTCATACTTTACAACTTGATTCATGGTTCCTTGAGCAAGATGGTCAGCATGATACTATTGAAGACTTTGTTAAAGCATTCAACAAGACTGCAGATTTTAGAGAGAAATATCTTGAGTTCTGTGTAGCTGGTAAAGAATATGAAGGTAAAACGGGTTATACTAACTATGACTTGTGGTTACCAAAAGCTGAAGGTAAGAAATATGCATTTGGTGAAGAAGAATCTGGTGCTGTTATCAGATTTGATGAGACCAAGCATGTTAAGAAACTAGAAGTAAAAGAAGTTAAATCCTTTGGGGATGATGATGATGTGTTCTTAAAACCTAAGACATCTTCTGACTTTAGTCTAGACTAATAAATACTCTTTCGTAAAGGGGGAGTGTTAGTAATAATGTCAGACTACTTCAGGAGCCTCCCCCTTTATATTTTATTGGTTATGATTTCAACAAAGAATTTAATATCTGATTTAACAGAAGTCCCAATAGAATGGGTATTTGAGTATTATCTGAACTTAAAAGAAAAGCTTACCGGACAGAACATCAAGATGCTATCTGCATTTAATGTTAAAGATAAGGTGCCTAGCATGTTTATCTATCAAGACAGTGGTAAGTATAAGTTCAAAGATTTTTCTTCAGGATTTCAAGGTGACCATGTAGAACTTGTCAGACATCTATTTAACTATGATGTCAGATTCAAGGCAGCTAACCGGATTATAACCGATTATCAGGAGTATCTAAAACATAATGCACCTGTACAAAGGGGTCCGATACAGTTCCATGATAAGTTTAAGGTTGTAGATTTTGAGATGAGACACTGGAATACATTAGACCAAAAGTACTGGACACAATTTAAAATTAGTTCTAGTATCTTAAGTCAATATAATGTAGTTCCACTAGAGTTCTTTACAATGTCTAAGACTGAGATTGATGGTTCCATCACAAGCTATAGATTTTCTAGACCCTATGTTTATGGTTATTTCCGTAATGATGGTGAGCTCTACAAGATTTATATGCCAAAGATTCCTGAGAAAAAGTTTATTAAGATCCAGAACTATACTCAAGGTATGGATCAACTGCAGTATGATTCTAAGTATTTACTGATTGTATCTTCTCTTAAAGATCTCATGAGTTTTAAGAAGCTTGGTATTGGTAATATAGAATGCATTGCTCCAGACAGTGAGAATACAATGATTGGAGAATCTGTTATAGGTAAGCTTCAAGAGAAATATTCTAAGATACTTGTACTATTTGATAATGATGAGCCTGGTATTAAAGCTGCTCAGAGATATCATGACAAGTATGGTATCAACTTTATTAATCTTGATATGTCTAAAGATCTATCAGATTCTGTGAAAGATTATGGTATTGAAACTGTTAGAGACAAATTATTATCTTTACTAAAACAAACAGTATGAGTTGGTTATATAAAGGAGAAGTATTTACAGATAGCAAGATTCCAGAAGGAGCCGTTGGGTTTATATATGAGATGGAGGCTATCATAGATGGTAAGTCTGTTAGATATATTGGTAAGAAGAACTTCTATTCTACAACTAAGAAAAAGTTTGGAGTAAAAGCTCTTGCTAATATGGAAGACAAACGTGCAAAGAAATACACTATCCAGGTAAAAACTAACTATCAGAATTACTATAGTAGCAATAAAGTGCTACAAGATGCACATAAAAATGGTGTTCCCATTAAAAGGTTCATGGTAAGAATCTGTTTTTCTAAAACAGAACTAACATATCATGAGACTAAGTACCAATTTACAAGAGAGGTACTGGAAAAAGAAGAATATTTGAATCAAAATATTTTAGGAAGATTTTTTAAAACAAAATAGTTATGAATGAAACAATGATGACAAGCCTCCTGATTCAGTTGGCTGACCTTGGTGTGACCGGTATTAAGATAAAATATGAAGGTAGTGGAGACTCTGGTTGTATAGAAGATGTACTATATACAATGGACAAACTACCTGAAAATGAAGAAGATGCATTTGATGCAGTTAATGAATTGGAACCATGGGCTCAAGATGTAAAAGATTTAGATAAACTTGACTCAGGGTTAGCATCTGATATTGCAAATTTTGCTGAAGAAAAGATTTTAGATAGTATAGAAGATTGGTGGAACAATGAAGGTGGTTATGGTCAAATGTGTATTCTAGTACCATCTGGTAAGTATTGGATACAAAATAATGTTAGAACTACACATGTAGATGATTATTACCATACAGGTGGTTTAATTGATGAAACTTTAGACTAATGTCACATCCTGTAGAACATGCAAAATCATCAGCTAGAAAGTTTGGTGGTTCTTGGTTAGATTATCTAGAGATCCATGAGTGGTTTGATGCTACAAAGGCTTGGATTGGTCATAGTAAACACAGAATGTTCCGTCACCACAGTGAGGGTATATTTGAATGTGAGAAGATCTTTGGTCAGATCATTGAAAACTCTGATGGTAAGAAAGTGTACGTAAGATATATTGGAGAGCAGCACGTAAAAGAAGACTGTAATGGATATATTCCAAGTGCTAAAGAATGGGTTCAGAACTTAGAGAAGCCCACAGAATGGATGATTAAAACACTTAAAATTGAAGACTAATGAAACTAAGTAAAGCTGAATTAAATAATCTGATTTCTATGTTTAGCTCTAGTGACTCAGAAAATCATGTTATTGCTTTCCAAGCAATAGAGAATAGTGGTTTAACTGTACCGGAGTTAATTGTATTATATAAGTATTCTAAAAAAGATTCTACTACTTGGGGTAAACAAGCACCAAAATCTTATAAAGTACTTATACCAATTCTATCTGAGCAGATAGGATCATTATCTAGTGCAAGAGTACTAGGATTATTAACTACACATAAGGCTGAAAAGCAATTGGTTGAGCTGTTCATAGAAAACTTTGTCAGAGATCTAACAAGCATGTTGGGTCAGATAGGTTATGATATGAATCAAATAAGCATTGATGTGAAAATTAAAGATGATGGACAAAGCACAGAGTCTAAGTAAAATCAGTAAAGAACTAATGTTGAAAGAGCCCTATTATGGGTTCTTTCTCATTATGTTGAATAAAGTATGGAGAAAAGATCTCCCTACTGCAGGTGTGAGTAAGCACAATATTAATTATCAGTTGGCCATCAATGAGGAATTCTGGAATGGATTAAGTGATGATCACAAGATGGGTTTACTGAAACATGAATTACTTCATATTGCCTTTGGTCACCTTGTAAGTTTTAGTTCTTTTAGCAACAAGAAACTTGCAAATGTTGCCATGGATATGGAGATTAATCAGTATATTGATTGTTCCTGGCTTCCAGGTGGAGATTTGACTTCAGATCAATTTAATCAAATTAAAGAAACAGTAAAAGCTGAGTTAGAACAAGCTAAAGCAAATAATGCTACTCCAGAAGAATTACTTGCTATTAACAAAAAACTTCCTCCTAGAGGTATTATGATTGATGACTATGCAGATCTTAATCTAGATAGAAAAGCTGGTTGTAGATATTACTATGACCAGCTCCTCCGCCTTCAAGATGAGAAGGATAAGAATGGTACTACTGGTGACCAAGCTATGGATGATCTTCTTGATAGCATAGAAAATGGAGACATACCAGATCATTCTACATGGGAAGAGTTTGATGACATGTCTGATGCTGAGAAGAAGCTTATTGAGAAACAAGTACAGAAAATCCTACAAGATGCTAAAGAACAGACCATTAAGAAACGTGGTAATGTTCCAGGGGAGATTGAAGGATTGATTGTTCTTGATGAAGTTACTAAACCTAAATTTGATTGGAGAGGATATCTTAGAAGATTCACTGGTACAAGTACTAAAATCTTTACTAAGAAGATCAGAAGAAAAGAAAACTATAGGTATGAAGATAATCCTGGTCTTAAGATCAAGATGAGACAACATATGCTATTGGCTATTGACACTTCTGGATCTGTAAGTAATGATGAACTTGCTGAGTTTATGAATGAGATACATCATATTCATAAAGCAGGAGTAGATATCACTATTGTACAATGTGATACAAGTATCCGGTCTATTGAGCCTTACAAGGGCAAGAATGATCTTAAAGTACATGGAAGAGGTGGGACTGAATTTGATCCCGTCCTAGATTACTATAATGCAAACATTGGAAAATATACAAGCCTGGTGTATTTTACTGACGGTGAATGCTATACATCTGTAAAACCAAAGAACAGAGTTCTGTGGGTTTTGTCAGAAAGATCACATATGAATGAAGACCTTCCAGGACAGGTCATTAAACTTGAATTATAAAAACAAACATTATGAATACAGTACAATTAAACGTAGATGAGTTAAAAGGTTTTATCCGTCACATGGTTAAAAACAATCAACATATTCAGTCTGAAGGAAAAGTTCCTGTGGCTATTAATATTGAAGGTGATGCTGGTCTTGGTAAGACTTCTGCAATTTTGCAGTTAGGCAAAGAACTTAATATGGAAGTAGTAAAACTTAATCTTTCACAGATTGAGGAATTAGGTGACCTTGTAGGTTTTCCTGTTAAAGAATTCTTAGTAAAGAACCAAGAAGGTAAACAAAGATGGATTACTGAAGCTCAAGTACCGGCTGCAATGAAAGCAGGCTATACTGTAGCAGATAAGAGAATGTCTCATGCTGCTCCTGAATGGATTCAGGGTAAAGGTGAGGGTGGTTTCCTAATCTTGGATGACTATACTCGTGCTGACCACAGATTCATGCAAGCTACTATGGAGATCTTGGACCGCCAAGAGTATGTATCATGGAAGCTTCCTAAGAACTGGCATGTTATATTGACTACTAATCCAGACAATGGTGACTATAATGTAACCAGTCTTGACGTAGCTCAGAAGACTAGATTTATTTCTGTTGAGATGAAGTATGATGTCAATGTATGGGCTAAGTGGGCTGAGAAAGCAAACATTGATGGTAGATGTATTAACTTCATGTTGATGCATCCAGAGCTTGTAACTCAAAGAGTTAATCCAAGATCTATTACTACATTCTTTAATGGTATTAGTTCTATTCCAAAGTTTGAAGATGAGTTACCTCTTGTTCAGATGATTGGTGAGGGTTCTGTTGGTACAGACTTCTCTAGCATGTTTACTATGTTTATCAATAACAAACTTGACAAGATGATCTCTCCAGAAGATCTACTTACTAAAGATGAAGCATATGTAAAAGGTGCTTTGTTAGCTTCTGTAGGTCAAGGAGATGATTTCCGTGCAGATTTGTCTAGTGTAATTGCAACTCGTGTAATTAACTATGCACTTACTGTAGCTGAGAAAGGATCTGTTCCTAAAGCTATGCTTGATAGACTAGCTAAAGTTACTACTGAGTTTGAAGGCTTTACAAATGACTTGAGATATTATATGGTCAAGGAGATTGTAAATGGCAACAAAGTTAAGTTCTCTGCTTTGATGGCAGATACTGCAGTAGTAAAGATGGCAATTCAGTAATTAACCAGGGGGTGTAATAGCCCCCTATATTTTTATATTATGGAGCAAATTATATTTTGTAACAGAAATGGTGATGCATTAGATGTAGAACTGCATTATGGTGTACCAGAGAATAAGAGTGAAATCTATACAGTAGGTAAAGGATATGTTCCTGCACAAGGAGATAGTATATACTTAATGCCGGGAGTTAATATTCCTAGGGTTAAGCTTAAAGATTTAGCATTAGATCTTGGAGTAAAAATAGTTAGAGATCCTGAGAGAGCTAATGTAATTATCTCTGGTAAAGCTACTATAAATAAGATTACATGTGGTCGTTGGTTACGTAGTGCAGAAATTAATCAATTTACATTATATGTTGAGTGGTTAAAAACTCACATGGGCTTTGACATGTATTATACAGATAAATATCATACTGCAGTAACAGCATGTAATCCAGATGTAATTTATATGGAGTATGGTACAGCAAATGATATGAGTTCAAAAGGATTCTCTCTAACTAGTAGTTATTCTTCTTCTGTTTATTTTGTTGAAGATGAGTATAAAGATATTCTTGACAGTATTCAGAACAAGCCAATCTTTGATGAGTCAGAGTTACTTGCTATGATCAATGGTGATGATGCAGTTACCATTACACCTGAAGTATATCAGCAACTAGTTAAGATGTTTCAGAGTTCTGACCAAGATAATCATATCATGGCTATGGAGATCATGGCAAACTCTAATTATATTGACAGTGCTTTGTATCTATTAATACTTCTTGAGCGTTATGCTCATAGAATTTCAGACTGCCACACTAAGAACCATGTAAACTTTAAGTCCATGGTGAGTTATTTTAATCTAGCAGTTAAAGAAATTGTTTGGCTTGATCCAGATAAGATTGCTAAACATCTAATAAATCTTGGTTTACTCACTAAAGATTGGACACATGTATTACTTCAAGAAGAAGCTGAATGGTTTATTAGAAACATTGCTCACAGCACAACTTTTAGTGTAAAAGAAATAGTTCCTACACCAAATGTACAAACAGCTATCAATGATTCTTATACAGGTGTTATTGAATATGCAGTAGATTCTAAAGATGTTGTTTCAGTAACTGAATCTAGTATTCTTCCAGAAAGAGAAATTGAATCTGAAGAAGAAGAAAGAGTAATAGCTGCACTTTATATGGAACAGCAAGAAGAAGATTATAATCAACTATCAGCTCCTCCAGCAGAAATAGAGCTCAGCATTGAGCCAGAAACAATTGAATCTGTAGTAGAACTTGAGCCAGAACCTGAATCAATTAACCATCAAATAGAAACTAATGAGTCCACTGACATTGACTGGTTCTGATGAACTAGAACTATTTTACAAAAACAAATTCTATTTTAGCTACAGTAGCATTAATAAGCTATTGTTCTCACCTAGAATGTTTTACAGTCATTATGTGCTCAACCAAAGAGAGGACAGTACGGACGCGCACCTGGTAGCAGGGCGCGTTCTACACTGCCTTTTGTTTGAGCCAGACAATTATGACAAGCATTTTATCAGTATGCCGGGTAAGTTCCCAACTGATAGCCAAAGAAAAATTATTGATAATATTTTCAAGTACCATTGTACAGTTGGAAATGATTCATTATCTTTGGATGATTACTCTCAAGAAATACTCTCAGAATTACTTACAGCAAATCTATATCAGTCTCTTAAAACAGATGCTCAAAGATTAGATAAAGTTCTCACAGAAGAAAACAAAGCATACTTTAATTTTCTCAAGGAAAGCCTTGATAAGACAGTAGTTGATTCAGTAACTCTTGCAAATTGTAAAGAGTCTCTGATTGAATTAAAGTCTAATCAAGCAGTTAGAACACTTTTACAACTGGATATATCAGCTGATGATAAGCACATTAAAACATTTAGTGAGCATGCAATCAAGGTTGATTTGGAATATTTACCATATGGTTTTAAAGGTATTCTAGACAATGTAGTAATAGATTATGCATCTAAGACTTTGTTTATTAATGACTTGAAGACAACAGGTAAAGACATTGCTTCTTTTCCGGAGTCTGTAGAGTATTACAAATACTGGATCCAAGCATCTATATACTACAAAATGGCTTGGTATGAGTTCTTGAGGGAGCTTGAAGATTCAGCTGAATGGAATATAATGGTAACATTCATTGTAATTGACAAGTACAATCAAGTGTATCCTTACCAAGTTAGTATGGAAACAATGGATATGTGGTTAACAAGATTTGAAGACATAGAAGATATATTAAAGTATCACTATGAAAACAGAGAATATAAACTACCATATCAATTGGCTTTAGGTAATGTAACACTTTAAATTATGCATGTACACGCACTTTATACGAAGTATTTTCAGAAGTCCAAGGTATTTATCTATCCACTCCTTGGAATTAAAAAAGGTAGTAGTGTTGTCCCAAGAGAAACTTATATTTCTTGGGGCACATTTTACAAACCTGAGGATAGAAAATTAATCTGTTTATATTATAAGAGATCAGATGTTGAGTATAAACAATTTGAAAAAGATGTTCTCTTAAAACATAATAGATTATGTGATTATGTAGAAATAGAAGATGACGGTGTAGTATTTGTATTTAATTTTTCTGATCTAGGAACAGATTGGGATCATATTATTGCAGGTAGATATAGTCAAGTAAGTGCAAAAACAAAAGAAAAGATTATTAATTTCTTTGATAAGACAAGTGGTAACTATATTTATATGTATAGTTATCTACATCCTGAAAAATTCTTTGGGAGGTATGCAGAGCTACTTGGTGTAGAAGAATCTTTCTTAAAATCTGTTGGTGAATTATGTAATAAACCAGATTTAGAAAAAGAAATGTTAATGATTGAAGTAATTGATTTGGAGAAGTCAAAAATTCTAGATTAATTTGTATAAAAATAACCAACATGGAAAAAAATATGATGCTTGTTGCCTCAGAATGGAACGGCAAACCAAGTTTTAGAACAGTGCCAATGACGGCAGATTGTCCTTATGTAGAATGTATCTTTGACCCGGAGAGCAAAGTATTTGTAATTATTTCTAAAACAAAAAGAAATACTTTACAGATGCTTCCTAAGCTTGATGAGTATGGTCAGCCTACACAAGGTACTAAAGGTGTTAAACAAGAAAGACACAAGCTTGAAGTATTTCAAGAGTACTACATTTCTGATGTAGAGTCTATTAAAAGTTTTATCAATCTTATTGCAGTTAATGCAGATTTTGATTACCTTAGCTTTATAAATGCATAGACATTTGTTTTAGAGAGCAAGGAAAGGTAGCAACGGCTGCCTTTTTTTGTGCAATTAAAAAGGGGGGACAGCTTAACTGAACATGTATATTATGAGAACACATTGGGTAATGGACTATGAAACGCTCTCTAACGCGTTTATAGCTTGCTTTGAAGCAGTAAACTCTGAAGAACAAAGAATCTTTGTAATTCATGAAAGCCAGAATGATATCCTAGAACTAGTAGAGTTTCTCCAAGAGAACATCAGTTCTGAAGAATGGCATGTAAGTTTTAATGGTCTTGGGTTTGATAGTCAGATTACTGAGTATATCTTAAGAAACAGAGACTCTATCATTCATAACAAAGGAGAAGTAATTGCTAAATGGATATATGGTAAAGCACAGAATGTAATCAGTAGACAGAATGCGGGAGAGTTTCTAGAGTTTAGTCCAAGAGATCTACAGATTAACCAGGTAGATGTATTTAAACTAAACCATTGGGATAACAATGCCAAGAGAAGTTCTCTTAAGTGGATTCAGTATACAATGGATTGGCCTAACATTATTGATATGCCTATTCATCACACTGAGACTATTGCAGCTGAACAGATTCCGGAGATTATCAGATACTGTATTAATGATGTGAAGTCTACTAAGCAGATTATGAAACTCAGTAAAGAGCAGATTGGTTTGAGAAAGACTCTCACTGATGAATATGGTATTAACTTGTTTTCTGCATCTGAGCCAAGAATTTCTAAAGAGTTGTTCCTACATTTCTTGAGTCAGAAGCTTGAGATGAAGAAGTGGGATCTTAGACAGGCTAGAACTCACAGAGCCCGGATTACAGTAAAGAATATCATTCTACCTTATATTGAATTCAAGACAGCTACATTTCAGAACTTACTAAAGAAGTTTGAAGAAGTAGTTATCTACCCTGGAGAAACAAAAGGTGGGTTCAAATATTCTGTACAGTACAAGGGGGTCAAGACTGATTATGGTCTTGGTGGTATTCATGGTGCTAGATCTACAAAGGTCTATGAGTCTAATGAGGATATGGTAATAATGACGTCTGACGTTACTAGTTTCTATCCTAACTTGGCTATTAGAAACAAGTGGGCACCGGCACATTTACCACAAGATGAATTCTGTGATTTGTATGAGTGGTTCTTTGAAGAAAGAAAGAAGATACCAAAGAAGGATCCCAAGAACTATGTATACAAGATTATCTTAAACTCAACCTATGGGTTAAGTAATGATGAGAATAGTTTCTTGTATGATCCTGAGTTTACTATGAGGATTACTATCAATGGTCAGCTTAGTCTATCTATGCTATATGAGATGATCTGTGAAGAGATCCCTAATGCAATACCACTAATGCAGAATACAGATGGTCTTGAGACAATGATCCCAAGAGAGTATGTAGATAAGTATATGGATATCTGCAAGAGATGGGAAGATATTACACAACTTCAATTAGAGCATGATACCTATAGTAAGATTATCCTGGGTGATGTAAATAATTACATTGCCATTACTGAAGATGGTAAATCTAAATGCAAGGGTAGGTTTGAATATGATAACCTGGCCCTACATAAGAATAAGAGTTTTCTTATTATTCCTAAAGCAATACATGCATACTTTGTTGATGGTATCCAGCCGGAAGATTATCTGGCACAGAACCAAAACATATTTGACTATTGTGGTGGTGTAAAAATAAAAGGTGATTGGAGTTTTTATGAACATAAGATTGTTAATGGGGAACATTCAATAGAACCTATACAACATACTATAAGATATTTTGTATCTAATTCCGGGTCAAAGATTATTAAGAAAAATAATACTGACGGGAGAGAAATCCAGGTTGAGGCCGGGAAGTGGATGCAAACTATTATGATTGACTATACTGAAAAAGAGTTCTCTGAGTATGATATCAACTTTAAGTATTATCTAGATAATATTTATAAAGAAATCAGATCTCTAGAACCAATTAATAACCAACTAAGTTTATTTTAAGATGCCAAAGAAAATTAAAGAGTGCACTAAAGCACAATTGATTGCTGTTGATTTACCAACTCATGGAGATAGCTACACTGTTATTAGTCATGAGTCTGTAATTAATTATGTATATACAGAGCTTGCAACTGCAGGCTTTGGAGTTGTATCTGAAACATTCAGAGCAACTGCAGATGGACAGATTGCACATGGTGTACATGTACTACAATATCAATCTGATCCTGAATTATCTATGATGTTTGCATGGACTAATAGCTACAACAAACAAGTAAGGTTTAAATGTGGTGTTGGTGCATATGTAAACAATGCCGGTACATTCATGGTACACGGAGACATGGGTAGCTGGGCTAGAAAACATACTGGTACTGCAGATGAGGAGACTGTTGAAACTATCAAGGGTCAGATTAAAGATGCACAGATGTATTATGATCAGCTTAAATCTGATAAAGATGCAATGAAAGAAATTAAGATGAATAAGAGAAAACAGGCTCAACTTCTTGGTATCTTGTTTGCAGAGTATCAGATCTTAACTACTGAACAAGCAAGCATGGTTAGATCAGAAATGATGAAACCAACACATGTGTTTGAAGATACAAGTAGTCTATGGGCTTTCTATAATTATGTAACTACTGCACTACAGTCTTCACATCCTAAGACATGGATGGAAGATCAACGTGTTTTACATTATTTTATATCAAGTGTTAATAACTTTTCTAAGTCTTCAGTGCCTCAACCAGTTGTAGAAGCTGATGTAGATCCATTAACTACAAATTATGGTCAACCAGAGAATCAGCTTAATATTTTGACTGAAATTGAGAAAACTGAAGCTGAGGAAACTTCATTAGAATTAGAAGCTAAAGAAGATTTAAAAGCTTTTAAAGAAGATTTAGTTATTGAAGATTCTAATGTAGAAGAAATAGCTAATGAAGTTATAGAAGAAACAGTAATGTATACTGATCCTATGGGTAATACTTTTGAAGCACCAGTTTTTGATACTATAGAGCTCAATAGAGAAACTAAAATGTCTGTAATGATTAGTCCATGTGCAGCACATGATTTAGAAGCTGATGCATTTATGGATGCTATTGATGAAACAGTAGAAGAGGTTATATCTTTAGAACCTACTCCTGAAGACCATCAGCAGTTTGAAAAAGAACAATTAGAAACTGAAGATGATTTTGCATTTGATTTCTCAGATGATGAGGATGATAATGAAGCATTCTTCTAAGAGCCTGTTTACAGGGTTTATTAATTATCAATTAAAAAGGGGGTAGCTTAGGCTATCCCTTTTTTTTTAACTTTGGATTATGAAAAAACAGATAGAAGAAGTAGAGAAGTTCCATAATGCATTTGGACAAGAGAATGGTAAATACCCAAGACCATTAGATGAGCATGAGTTTAATCTTAGACACTCTCTTATGAAAGAAGAGAATGATGAATATCTAGAAGCATGTTATAAAAACTCATTAGTAGAAATAGCTGATGCACTTGGTGACCAGTTATATAT